CAAAAGATTCTGAATCTTCTTGTGATAAATAATCACCAATAAGATTACCACTAGGATTTGTAACAGCACTAATAGCACCAATACCTTTGTTGAACAAATCAACCCCACTAAGACCAAAGTTTGCTATATCTTTTAAATACCCCATACCTGTAGATTGTCCTGGAGAAGTTTTAAATTTTCCTACGGGTGGTACAAATTTGTTTTTTAAAGGGCCTTCGCCTAAAATCCCTTGCCCATATAGATTTGCTAAATCACTAAGACTTTTAGGCTTGCCCATTTGATTTAATAAAGTGTTAGTGTCGCCTACATTTAATCCAGCTATACCTTGTGGTTTTATTGCCATCTTTTACAGCTCCTATTTACCCGTTGGGCCGCCACTAAAAGGTGCGATTTGTGATAATGTTGTATAAGCTCCAATACCTTGTAAAAATGGATTTGCAGAAGGTGTTGTTGCTTGTGATATAGTAGAAGGAATACTTGCACTTGGCATTCCTTGTAATAAATTTTGACCTAACTGTAATCTTGTGTAAGGATCTTGTGCTGTTTGCAATTGATTTTGTCTTGTGGCATCTAGTTGTGCTTGTTGTTGTTGTTGTCGCATTGCACCTAATTGACTTAATTGCGATACATCTGCTTGACCTAGAGCTTGTTGCAGACGACCTATATCTGACGTTGTACCTGCCAAAGTACCAAATGCTTGACCAATACCACCTGACAATCTTCCTGCTTCTTGCGAGGCTTTTTGAGCTTGTCCAAATCCAGCTGATAATAATCTGGCTAATGTATCAGCTTTTGTGTTCTGTAAATTTCTTTCTGTTTCTGCTCTTTGAACACCTTGTCTTGATCCACCAAAAGCTCCTGATTGTATAGCTTGAGCATCTGCTCCAGCTCTTCTCATATCAGCTTGTCTGTCAAGTTGTGTCATTGCTGAATCAATAACACTTTGTTGATAAGGATTCATAAACTTATCTATATTTGCTTGTGATGGTTGTAAGAAACCTAATCCACTAGTCAAAGCCTGTTGAGCAGCTAAGTCTTGTTCTTTTGCTCCTTGTATAAAAGGCTCATAAGAACCAGACAATTGTTCGCCTAAACCTATTGCAGAAGATCGAAGTGGGTCCATTCCAGCTATTTGATAATCTGGCAATCCTAAAGAAGAATCTAAAAGACCTTTGCTAGTTTGATCTTCACCATCAAATTCTCCAAATCCAGTTTGCAGTAATCTTTTTTGCAAACCTTCAAGAAATGGTGGTAATCTATTTATATTTTCATAGGTTTGAACTGCCATTATGCCCTAGCCTCCAAGTTATCCATCATATCATAAGCTCTTTGAATACCTTTTCTTTGATTTCCACCGCCTAATCCTTTAACTGCGTCTTTAGTTAACACAAATTCACCCGCCATAAGCATAGCAGGTACATCATCTTTACGTCCAGAACCTTCGCTTGGGTCTATACCACCGTTTCTACGAGGAAAACCCATCTCTCCACCCATATTAGCATATGTTATGCCACCAAGTTTACCACTAGGACCTCCATAACCAAAAGGTCTTCTTTCAAATTCTGTTCTTGTATCTTCTTCCTCGTTTCCAGCGAGTAACTGAGCAATTAGTCCAGCACTAAGACCTTGACCTAAGTTTGATCCTAATATTTTACCCATAATAGTATCGTCACCTATACCTAACATATTTAACAAGCTCGATTCACTACCACCTGTAACTACTTTTTTAATACCTTCTGATGCTGTGTCAGTTGCTGTTTTTGAAATAGCCTCTGGAACTGCTTGATTACGAGCAAGTTCTTTTGACATGTCTTTTCCAATCGTTCCAGCTTTAACAGCAGCTTGGTTTGTTGCGTTTGATCCAGCTTCTGCACCAGTTCCGCCGCCAAACAATTGACCAATACCACCTGATAACAAACCAGCCATGACGGCATCTTTTGTTTTTCCACCACCAAGTTTGCTAGCCACAGCTCCTGTCAACGCTCTTGATATAAACGGATTGACAGCAGATGTACCGAACAATTGTCCTAAACCAGCTCCAACAGCAGGTCCTGCGACTGCACTAAGAGCTATTGGAGCAATTTGTTTTAATAATTTACCTATACTCATTCTAACACACTACCTTATTTTAAATATATATTCAATCCTATATCTGTGCTATCGCACTTGTTGTCACTCTTGTCTTCGATAGTTCTTGTATACTTGCCACAACATGTAATCTATTGGCTGTTGCAGCCTGTACTTTTAATACTTCACCACTTTGTAAAACTAAATCTCTTGTCAATAGCTCAACTGTTGCGTGACCCGAAACAGATTTAACATCAAATAAAACAAAAACATTATTACTTGCATCTGTTATTGTAACTGTAATTGTGTCTCCGTTGTTACTATCATCACAAACTATTATAGAATTTATAATAGACGCATTAAAATCTGCTCCACTAGGTGCAGTGTATAAAACAGTGGCATCAGTTGTTGTTAAATCAACCTTTGCGTTTGTTAAACCTTGTATATATTGCGGTATGCTAGTTACTAACATTATCTTCTTCCATCGGGTCTAATATCAACTCGTGGAGTTCCAAGTTTATACTTAGTTCCTAACGATGTTGAATCTATTCGTAAAGCAAATGCTCTACCTCTAAGTCTATAATCTAACTTTTCTGTAAATTGTTCAACTGGACTTGTAGATGATCTTTGTGCATTTCCATCTTGTGTTTGACTAAAGTTAGAACCAGGAAAACTCTTTACTTTCATAGTAAAATCAACATCTGGATTTGTCGCAGTAGAGCCGTTAAAAGTTATGTCAGGTATAACTCGTTTAAGAAAAACAAACTTGTCTCCTTCACCAATATCTATAGGTGCTGTTTCGATAAAAGATGTCATAGCAGAACCATCATCATCATAACCTGTTTCATGGTTATATAAATATTGTCCACCTGTTGCCATTGGTAATGTTCTTATGCCTCTGTCAAGCCATGCTTGTCTTGCAAGAGTGCCATAATACCAAACCTTTTCTATATAATTATATGCTACATAAGAATCTATTTCTGTACTAGACTTACTTGGGTAAAACCATAATATCTCACCAAATTCAGAGTTGACTCCTGCATGAACTTTGTCACTTTCTTCAAAGTTAAAATCTAAAAATACTTTGTCTTTGACTGTGCAAGGCATTTGCTGTGTTTGACCACCAGAGTAAACATAAAAGGTATCTACCCCCATCCAAAACACAGCATCCTCAACAGCAATAGCTGAAGCAGGACTCATAATAGTTATGTTCTTAGATAGTTCTTGTAGACCAAATGTAAATGGAGGACCTATAAACTTCATACCGTGTAGTGTTTTATTAGTAAAACAAAGTATTTGTTGTTTTGTTTCTACGGCTTGAACAAAAGTTGATCCACCACCAAGTCTTAAATCACCTGCTGTATTAGATGCAGTTGGAAACCAATCAATAGGATTTTCTTGAGATGAGAATCTAATTAACAACGGGTCTTGCACACCATTACCTTGTGTTGTTGTAGCAGTAGCTCCAAACCCGTCACAGCCAAAAGCAATCACATGTCTGTCTTGGTCAGATACAAGTATCTGTTTAGCCACTTGTGGAACACTGGTCTTTGTACCACTAATTGTGCTTAATTCTACAGCTCTGTTTGCTAAACCATTTGTTTTATCCCAATAAAAAACACCTTCGTCTCTTGCATTTATAATTATATCTTCACCAAAATTATCATGTGACCACAATCTAATTTGTGCGCCAGGCACAGTAATTGAAGCAGCATTACCCCATCCAACAAAATCATTGGCAGAATCTGTATTACCCACAGCCAATCTTACAAGTGTGTTGTCATCGTGAGCAACGGCATCCGTGCCACTATGTCCACGAGTTACGGTCATTGTATTGTCATCAGCGGTTGCCGATACAAGCATAAGTTCATTATCAACTAAAATAACATCATTAGCTGTGTTCATGCCAGTTTCATCATCCACATCAACGGCAGTCTCACTATTATCTAAGGCTTCATTAAGTTGTGTTGATAATGCTCCTGATGTTGTGCCACTCCATTGTCCAGCACCCCATCCAGTTCCACCAACCGTTGTGTCTAAACCTGTATTTATTTGATATGTGCCAACTACACTACCACCACCATTACCAGTGTCAGAACCATTTGCTGCAACAGAAGATGTAATTGTATAAGAGTTAGAACTTATAATTGATACAATTTTATATTCTATGTTTAATATTGTAGCTGTTATTGTGCCACCTAGCGTGGCTGCACCAGAAAAAGTTACAAAGTCATTTACATTTGCACCATGTGCTGGATCTATTACAGTTATTGTAGTTGATCCATTTGTTGCAGAAAAGGTTACATCACCTGCTGATGTGGTGTTTCTTATAGGTGTTATATCGTTAAAGGTTTGACCTTCTTCTATATAATATTTGAGATGTGTTCCAATACCCATGAAATCAGAACCATCAAGAGCTACCCAATTATGTAAACGCCTTGCAGAACCTTCAATAGTATTAGGGCTGTACTTTGTCCAACCACCAAACTTTTCTGGAAAGCCAAATCTAAATCTTACTTTGTCACCATCAATAAAACCACCTTCATTACTGTAAGATGTAATATCTGATATAACTCCTGGCTTAAATTTTAAACTTTGTATTGGCATTAGAACGCACTCACTGATTTAGTTCCCGTGTAAGCGTCTTCATTAACGCTACCAGTTCCATCATTAATATCTTTTAGAGCAAAAGGTCTACTACTGCCATCATTGCCAGATATTGTACCAGTTAAACTAAAAGAACTATCTGTTGAATTTCTATCTACTTGATTAGTTGCACCTGCGGATACTGTTGCATTAAAAGGATCGCTACCAGATAATACACATGATATTGCTAAATTATTTGTAAATATAAATCGTCTACCTGCTGTTGGACCTACAACATCTACGTTTTTAATTTGGTTAAAGGCTCCACGACCACCAACTATATTTACCACTAATTTCCCAGTATTTACATCAACAAATATTTCAATATCAAAATTACCTGAATTACCATTATTTACACCCCTTAAAGCATTATCAAAAAGCATATATCTATATGTTACACCGCTAACGCTATGTGTTGTATTTGTAGTTGGTTGAACTGCACTTACTCCGTCAAAAGTACTTGGTCCGCTAGGGCCAACTAAAGCACCGCTTATAGGTAAGCCATCTTCTAAAAAAGCATGAGTAAAAGACATGCCAAAATCACTTCTATTTGCATTAGCTAAAGACGGCCCACCAAATAAAGTTGCATAATTTGTTGTATTATATGTTTCATTAACCAATCCCTGATTATTACCTGATTCTTGAGGTCTTCTAAAAGTACTAAGTCCATCTCCAAACGTTACTCCACTACCTGCATTTCTATTATCATCAACTAATGCCGTGTCAAACTCGTGAGTGTCTGTTTGTACAGCAACGGTAGAGTTATCGGCTTCACTGATTGTAGTATTGCTACTTCCACTAGACGTAAATGTCTTGAGGGTAGATTGCACATTACCACTGCCTTTTAGCTCAAGTGTTGTACTAGAGTTAGTCGTAAGAGGTGATCCGCTAGAGTTTGTTATGTTATTACCATTTGTATCAAGTATTATTTTCTTATGTGCTGCATCATTATTCATTTGTAAATTACCTGTAATAGCCCCAGACAGCTTAAATAATTGAACAGGCAATTTGCTTTTTGCAGTACCAGCCTTATCATTTAAAACACCTGATGAACTTACTTCAGTAAATCCTACATTTGATATTAATGGTATTGCCATGTATCACCTAATACTTAATTGATTCCACAAAAGTAAAAATAGTTCCATTTTGATTTATAGCTATTGCAAAAGATGCTGAACTACCAAGAGTCACACCTTGAGAATTAGATGGATAACTCAAAGTTAATGTATTAGATGAACTTGTTTTATCCACAATTATATACTGACCTATTGCCAAACTACCTATTGCTAAAGTTAATGCGACATTATTACTTGATGTATCTACTTTCTGATATATTGATTGTGCGGCAGAAGGTGTAAGTGTCGCTGAAGAAGCCGTTATTGCACTTGGCACTGATACAAGATTAGCATTAAAATATGTAGAAAATGTAGCGGCAGTGGTCTGTCTCATTGTGCCACCATCA